CAGCAGGATTATAAATACCAGCATGAACCATGCCTTGCAGGACAGGCTGAATATGATGGCTGTTTATATGGCTGGGATAAACGTGCGCCGCACCGCTGGTTTGGCGGCAATGCGCAAAGTACAGTTTACCAATTCGATAAACCCTTAAAATCTGAAGAACATCCAACCATGAAGCCCGTGGAATTATTTGCGCAGCAGATACGCAACAGCACACAGAAAAATGATATTATACTTGACCCGTTTTGCGGTTCCGGCACATCTATCCTTGCAGCGGAAAGTTACGGGCGGAAATGTTTTGCCATGGAACTTGACCCTAAATATTGTGCTGTGATTATCCGCCGCTGGGAAAAACAATTCGGACAGAAAGCAGTCCTGCTGGAAGGAGGGGATCACAATGGCGGGATCACGCCAGCCACTTGATTTATTGCTTGCCAAGGGCAATAAGCATTTCAGTCAGGCAGAAATCGAACAGCGCCGCGCACAGGAAGTCAAAGCGCCAACACCTAAAACTTTGCGTGTACCAAAATATCTGCCAAAGGGTTTGCATAAAAAATTCCGCGCAATCGGTAAACAGCTTGCCGCGCTGAATCTGCTTAGCGAGCTGGATTATGATTGCCTTGCGCGGTATCTGATTGCGGAACAGGCATATTTGGCGCTGACGGAAAAAGTCAACCTGGCAATCACATCCGGCAGCCTTGCAGCGATAGAAGATTTAAGCAAAACTCAGCAACGGTATTTTACCCAATGCAGCCGTGCTGCAAATGATTTGGGATTGACTATATCCAGCCGGTGTAAATTGATTGTCCCGGAACCACCTGCGCCAGATGCCCCTGACCCGTTGACCGGAGATTGAGTGTGTCCAAATTGGACACCATTGGGAGGTGAGCAGCATTGCCGATAAGAAAACAGACAGGCAAACATCATCCGGCGGCAGTGTATGCAAAACAAGTGGTTTCCGGGAAACTGCGTCCGTTTTGCGGCAAATATGAAATCTTAGCCTGTCAGCGATTTTTGGATGACCTCAAGCGCCAGGGTACAAAAGGTTTCCCTTGGGTGTTTGATGCAACCCGTGCAGACCGTATCATTGCCTGGTTCCGGCGGTGCATCCAGGTGCGCGGACCATATGCCGGCCGGCCGGTTGACCTCCAGCCCTGGCAGATTTTTGACCAATCCAATATTTATGGTTGGGTGCATAAAGATACTGGCGTCAGGCGATTTACCCGCACATATAACAAGCGGGCACGCGGTAATGTGAAATCAACAGAAGTTTCCTGCAAATGTTTATACCATATGTGTGCGGATGCGATTTATCCGCCTTATCAACCCGAACTTGCACAATTTGAAATGGAACCGGAAGTAGAATGTGCAGCGGTTGACCGCGGGCAGGCAAAGCGTGTTTATGACGACGCCAAAAAGATTGCAAAAGCGTCGCCAGGCATTGCAAAGCCGGGTTATAAAATCCGGTTGACGGTCAAGGAAACAAGGGTATTCCATAAAACCCGCGGCGGCTTTATGCGGGCGCTTAGCAAGGACACAGACAACAAAGATTCCGGCGCGCCAAGCTATTTTGAAGTGGATGAATACCACGCGCATAAAACGTCAGAAATCTACGATTTGGGGCTGAACTCATTCGGCAAACGCCGTCAGCCGCTGCTGGATGTCATTACAACTGCTGGCGATGATGCAGAGCACAAGCCCTGCAAAACAGAAGAAGATTACTGCAAACGTATCTTAGAAGATCCTGCCGTCCAGCGGCAAGAAACTCGGTATTTTGTGATGATCCGAGAAATTGATGAAGATGACAACCCGCATGAAAAATCCTGCTGGGCAAAAGCAAACCCGGTGATCCGGTATCCGGGTGAATACGGCGAAACCCTTCTGGAGCAGATTGAATCTGAATATACCACTGCATATGGTTCCGGTGACGCGGAAAAAATCCGTAAATTTTTAACCCGGCGTTTATGCCGCTGGCAGTCCGGCAGCGTCAACCGTTATTTAACCGAACCGCAGCTTGCAGCCGTAAAAATGGCAATGATTCCGGCAGATGAATTTGCCGCGCTGACTGATGGGCTTGCCTGCCATTGCGGATTTGACCTTGGCAAGCGGGTTGACCTTTCCGGCGTTGCCGCTGTTTTCGATTTGCCGGATGGACGGATCGCAATTAAAATGCACGGCTTTATGCCGGAAAACGGCGCGGCACGGCATGAACATACTGACCGCGTACCATATCTTGCATGGGCAAAAGATGGGTACTGTACCTTAACACCAGGTGATGTAACAGACAATAGTTATGTGAACAACTGGATTTGCGAAGGGGAACAAGCCCATAACTGGCAAGTGGATGAGGTGGATTATGATGGACATAATGCAACAGATTTGGCAATCCAAATGTGTGAGGAGCGCAGCAATGATGATTTTTGTGTGGAAATCCGGCAGACTTGTGCCGGGTTAAACGGTGCAACAAAAGGGTTCCGTGATTTGCTCATGGAACAGAAAATCGTGCTGGAATATAATCCGCTGGCATATTGGTGCTGCTGTAATGCGATTGAAGTAATCAATAACTTCGGGGATATCAAGCTATCCAAAAAGCACAAGGATGACAGCCAGCGAATTGACCCTTTAGCCGCCGCCATGAATGCGCTGGCACGGGTGCTGGTGAAACGTTCCGCAGAACCATCCCTTGCGGATGTCATTGCAAGCGGTAACTGGACAATGTAAATCATAGGAGGTTTATCAATGAAAAGACTTAGAAAATTCCTGCCGGACTTGCTGGCAAGTGCGGGCGTCATTTGTATTGTGGCAGCGTTGTGGATGGTGCATCCGGGGTTGGGGCTGATGAGTTTGGGCATTTCGCTAATTGGTTGGGCTGCCTTGTATAGCATCGGGGGCGCGAAATGATTTTTGACAAATTCATTCATCGTGTGATGAACCGTACAGCCCTTACATTGGATGATCCTGCATATTGGCATACTGGCGGCACATTATTTGGCGGGCAGGCTGTGCAGGCAATGAAGCTGCCTGCGGTGAATGCCTGCATTGAAATTATCAGTGATTCCATTGCGAAAATGCCAATTTATATGATGCAGTCGCAAACCCGTGAACGCCTGCCGAACCATCGAATTTTGGATCTGCTGGCTGGCAGACCGACCGAAGCCCTGACCGCATTCGATTATCATAAACTGATGGAATCCCGCCGGATTACATATGGCAATGCTTATGCGTTAATTCTGCGTGGCGAATGGGGCGAACCCAAAGAATTGCTGCCCATTGCGCCAGGTTATATGCAGCCTGTTTTGGACGATAACGGCAGGCTGTGGTATGTCGGCATCAATCCAACGACCAAAGAATACCGCAAATTTTGGGCAGCAGATGTGCTGCATTATAAGGCATTTACATCAGATGGGCTGGAAGGTATCAGCTATTTGCGGCGCGGTGCGGAAACCATAGAAGCAGCATTGCAGGCGCAAAAATATGAAACCAGTTTTTATAAAAATGGCGCACAGCTTACCGGTGTACTGACAACAGAAACCGACCTTGCTAGCACAAAATATAAAACGGATGCGCCTTCAATCAAAACGCAAATCCGGGAAGAATGGGCGCGTATTCATTCTGGTGCGGATAATGCGTTCCGGATTGCCGTGCTTGACCATGGATTAAAATATACGCCCATTACCAGCACCAACCGCGATGCACAGTTTATCGAAAGTAAAAGCGCCAGCATTGAAGATATTGGCAGATTGTTCAACATCCCGCTGTACAAGCTGGGTGTTGGCAAACAAACATATTCATCCAATGAACAGGCTGCAATTGAATATATGCAGCGTACACTTGCGCCGATTGTATCAGAATATGAACAAGAGGACAGTTACAAATTACTGCTTTCCAGCGAACGGGCAGGCGGCTTGCAAATCCGCCGGAATATGATGGGCGAATTGCGCGGCGACTGGGCAGCACGTGCGGCGTGGTATAAAGCCATGCGGGAAATTGGAGCATACAGCATTGATGATATCCGGGCGCTGGAAGATTTACAGGATGTGCCGGGCGGCGCGGAACGGTATGCGTCCCTAAACTATGTTCCAGCAGATGTATTCCGGCAATTGTCATTAAATCGAAATCAACCGGCAGGAGGTGAATAAAAATTGAGATTTTCATTGAATGGGATTATTTCATCTGACGAAGATGCACGAGTTTGGAAGTTTTTCGGTTGGCGTGCTGTTTGCCCGGCAGATATTCGCGCTGCATTATCTGGCAACATGGACGATGAATTTGTAGTAGAAATCAATTCCGGCGGCGGTTCCGTTTATGCCGGGTTTGAGATGTATTCTTTATTGCGTGGCGCGTCAGTCAAAACCCGCGCCGAAGTGCAAAGCCTTGCCGGTTCCGCGGCATCGGTTGTGCTGATGGGTGCAGATGTGGCGGCGTGCTCCCCGGTGGCGCAAGTGATGATCCATTTGCCCAGCACGGCAACACAGGGCAACCAAATTGTCCATGGGCAATCTGTGCAAATGTTAAATGCGGTGACGGCTTCCATCATCGCAGGATATGAAAGCAAATGCCAGGGTAAAACTTCATCGGAAGCTTTGCGCAAATTGATGGATAAAGAAACTTTTTTAACTGCCCAGCAGGCTTTGGATATGGGGCTGATTGATGAAATCATTGGTGAAGGGCAAGCTGTAAATCCAATGAATGTCATGAACGCATCCGGCGGTTTGCCGGATATTGAAAAACTGCGTGCAGCTTATCTGGAACAGCATCAGCCCGAACCGGAATCAGAACCACAGCCGGAAAATGAACATCGGAAACGTGTACTTGCCATTGCGGAAGCGACACTGAAAACACAGGAAATCTTTTGACTTTGGAGGAAATCAACATGAAGAAAAAATTGCTTGATTTGCTGGCGCAGAAAAAATCTGCCGTACAAGCAATGCGTGATGCAGATGCAAAAAATGACCAGGCTGCTTTTGATACGGCGGCAGAAAAGGTGTCCAATTTGGACACCGAGATTGACAGGGTGCAAGCGATTATTGCAGCAGAAGAAGCGCTTCCCGCGCCCCAGCCGCAGGACGGCGGCCCAATTCCAGCCACAGGCGCACAGCCCCTACACAACTCTAACGACTGCATCCATGCCTTTGCGGAATGTATCCGCGCACAACTCCGTGGTGACCAAGGGGCTTTTGCCGCCAATGCGGAAATTGTCCGCAAAGCCGTGCGCAATGAAGATGCTGGCGCACTTGTCGAGGGCACGCCTGCCAGCGGTGGCTTGATTGTGCCGCAGGATATCCAAACACAAATCAACGAATTGCGCCGCGCATTGAATCCGCTGTCTGAACTCTTTTCCATCGAAAATGTTTCGGCGATGTCTGGTTCGCGTGTGGTTGATACGCACCCAACCGCAGGCTTTACCAAACTGACGGAAATGGGTACCATTGCCCGCGATGACAAACCGGCATTCGCAAAAATCGAATTTAAGGTAGACGATTATGCACTGATTGTGCCGGTATCTAATGATTTGCTGGATGACACAGACCAAAACCTGCTTGCTTATTTATCCGGCTGGTTTGCGAAAAAAGGCGTTATCACGGAAAACAAAGTGCTGCTTACCTTGCTTTCTGCATTACATACAAACGCAGCTGCACTTGCATCCGGTAAAGAATTGGCAGGCATTAAAAAGCTGCTGAATGTTTCGCTTGACCCGGCAATTTCTCTGACAAGTTCTTTTATCACCAACCAGGATGGCTTCAACTATCTGGATACGTTAGAGGACAAGCAAGGGCGTCCATTGCTCCAGCCAGACCCAACCAATGGCACAGTAAAAATGCTGCTGAGCCGTCCGGTTCATGTGGTCAGCAATGCAATGCTGCCAGGTATCGCGGCATCCGGCTCGGGCGAAACAGCAACACCAGCAAAGGCCCCTCTGTATATCGGCGATTTCACGCAGTATGCGACACTGTTCCGCCGCAAGGCGCTTGAGATTGCCGCGACCAATATCGGCGGCAATGCCTGGGTGACAAACAGCACCGAAGTGCGCGGCATTATGCGGTTGGATGCCAAAACCTTTGACAGCGCGGCGGCAGTCTGTGGGCTGCTGACCCTGCCGGCATAAGCCTATGACAGACAGTGAACGGCTTGAAAGCTGTAAAGCCTATTTGCGGCTGGATTATGATACAGATGATGGGTTACTTACATCGCTGCTTCATGCGGTAGATGATTATCTGACTGGCGCGGGTGTAACCCGCGACCAGTCCCCAGCGATCTATGATTTGATTGCCCATGATATGGTATTGCGTATCTATGATGGGCGGGATGTGGACGCTGTTCACGCGGCAACTGCGCCGCTGGTGCGCAGTATGCTGACACAACTGAAACTGCGTGCGGCTTATGGTGGTGATACAGAATGATGTCATGCGGCAAACTCCGGCAGCGGATTGATGTGTATCAAATGTGCGAAAGCACGCAGGGTCGAGAAACCGATTTTATCCCGCAGAAAACCGGAACGATATGGGGAAATGTTGTGCCGGTAAGCGGAAAAACCGGAACGATTCCAGGAGAAAGCATACAGGCAGAAGTGACCCACCGGGTAACGATTCGGGCAAAAGCAATCCCTGATTTATCGCCGGAAATGTGGCTTATTTGTGAGGGCTTACGGCTTGATGTGTTGTATTTTTATCCAATTTACAACTGTCCGGGCTGGACGGAAATTTTCTGTAAGGCGGTGCTTGACCATGGCGGAAGCGTCTTTCCTGTTTGGTGAACTGGATCAACTGATAGAAAATATGGAGGAGGAAGCCAAAAACTACAATAAGCGCAGCAAGGCAATGATGAAGAAACAAATCCGTAAATTGCGGCGCGATGCCAGGGCGCGGGCACGAGCGCAGGGAATCAAAAAGCAAACCGGCAACTATCAGAAATCCATTAAACAGGGCAAGGTTTGGCGGAAAGATGGGGACACATTATCTGCCCGTATTTATTCCGACGCGCCGCACGCGCACTTATTGGAGGAAGGGCATGATATGGTTGTCAACCCCGGCAAAGGGCGCGGCAATGGTCATGGGGTTATTCCCGGCAAAGGCATTGGACGCAAAGTTGGCCATATTGATGCAACTTGGGTATTTGATTCTGCACTAAAAGCGCTTGTCCCTCAATTTGAAGAAGCTGTAGAAGATATGTTGGATGAGGTGGTGCGTGGAATATGCAGATAAAACAGATTCAAAATGCGCTAACCACATTAGTCTTGGACGCGCTGCCAAAGGGCGTAAAAGTCCTGCGGCAGGATGTGCCTGAACCGCTCCCCCGCCCTTGCGTCAAAATTGATATCCTGCCGTTTGAGGTAAGCCCCGCCTGTGCCGGGATGCGGGAATATGATATTGATGTAGATATCTGGTATTACCCGCAGGACAAAAACCGTCCGCGTGATGAATGCAGACAAACTACGGAAATGCTGACTGATGCGCTGGTGGATGGTTTTGATGTCGGCGGCGAAGCATGGCTGCAAATCACCGATGATATTTCCTGTGATTTGTCAAATGGTGTGCTGGTGATCCAATTTCAAATTGCATGGACAGCATCCACAAACGAAACCGGCGAACCCATGGAAACCCTGATACTTGATAAAAAGGAAGTGACCGATTATGGCAGTAACAATGCCTAAAATTGATATTACATTCGTTCAAAAAGCAACGTCACTGATTTCCCGCAGTGAACGCGGTATTGCTATCTTGATTGTAAAGGATAACACCGATAAGACTTTTACATTTAAACAGTACAGCGATTTGCCCGGTGCGCTTGCCGACGAAACCTCTTATACTACGGAAAATTTTGCGGCAATCAGTGATATGCTGGCGTTTACGCCGTTCAAAACTTATGTGTTCCGGATGGATGCGGAAAGCAATGTCGGCGCTTATGCCGGTGATGGGGACAGTGATGCTGCCGGTACAGAAACCCCGCGGACATTATCCGTTGTGCTGGATGAGATTTCGCGTACAGTGAAAACAGGCTGGATTACCATCGCAGGCATGACCGCGGAAGATTCCACAGCACTGGCAAGCTGGGTGCAGTCCCAGGAAAAACGGAGCAAAAGTTATAAAGCTGTGGTTTATCAGGCGGCTGTTGCGCCGGATAGTATGCACGTGGTGAATTTTGTGAATGAGTATGTAACATTCACTGACAGCCGCGGCAAACAGCCTGGCACGGCATATCTGCCAAGCCTTGCCGCAATTTTTGCCCGCTGCAATGTCGTGCGCGGCTGTACCAATTATTTGTGCAGCAACCTGAAATTTGTGGAGGAAGTTGCGGACAATGATACCGCGCTTGGCAAAGGGCAATTTATTTTGTTTGTTGATGAAGATGGGGATGTCCGTATTGGGCAGGGTATTAACTCTATGACCACAACAGACGGAAAAACACGCACAGAGGATATGAAATTCATTGAAACTGTGGAAGCTATGGATTTAATGCGGGATGATATTGCAAAAACTTTCCGCACAGAATACCTTGGCAATTACCGCAACAGCCGGGATAATCAAATGTTGTTTATCGCGGCGCTGAACAATTCCTATTTCCGGCAGCTTGCACAGGAAAACATCCTTGACCCGGCATATGCAAATGCTGCATCCATTGATGTGGAAGCCCAGCGGGCTGCATGGATGGCGTCCGGCAAAACCGAAGCAGCAGACTGGGATGATGATAAAGTCCGGGCGATGGCATTCAAACGGACGGTATATTTGACTGCCAGCGTTAAAATCCTGGGCAGTATGACCGATTTAATTTTACCAATCAATATGGCGTAAGTAACAGGAGTGAAGGAAAATGGCTGGATTTAATGTAAACCATGTGATCCGCGGCACTGGCGGCAATGCCTGGTGGAATGGCAGACATATTGCAACTTTGCAAAGTGCAGAACTGAAAATCAGCGGTGATTTTGAGGAAATCAATGTTTGTGGCGATACATCTACTTATCGGATTTACAATGGCTATTCTGGTGAAGGCACAATGACCTGGATTAAAACAGACAGCAGCGTTATGGTGGATTTAGCGGAAGCGTTCCGCAGCGGTGTGATGCCGGATATTACTGTTGTGACTTCTGTGGCACAGCCTGGGACAAACAAGGTGGAACGTATTGCCTGCACAGATGTTACAGTTGATGAACTGATGCTGACCAAATTCGAGAAAAAAGCAATCACAGAACAGGAAGTTGCCTTTAAGTTTGGCAATTTTGAAGTGCTGGAAACCATTTAACTGGAGGTTTATCATGGATAAAAAATTATTGGAACTGTTTGCGGCACGTGCAGAACAGAAAGAAAAATCCCGTTTGGCAGTAAAGGAATTTGATTTTCCCGGCATTGGGAAATTGGCATTTCATAAGCCGAAACAAATGGAAATTTTAGAGTACATGGAAGCCCTTGCAGAAGGAAAAGGTGTTAAAGATGCAATGGAAATTGTGAAGTCGGTAATTTACGATTGCTGCCCGACACTGCAAGATCCGGAACTGCATCAGTCCCTTGGCATTACTGATCCATATGACACAGTTTTGCGGCTGATGGATATTTCTGAAATCAACGACTTTGGAACCGCGTTGTTTGAATGGATTGGGCTTACAACTCCTGATGCAGACGGCGCTGCCGAAACTGCAAAAAACTCATAACGCACGACCCGTTGCTTGACCTGATGGCATTCTATGCGCCGCATGGCATTCCACCGGATGTGGTGCGGCGCATGGATTTAACGGATCGTGCGATACTCCGTACAGCGCGGGATTTGTGGTACCGGGATTGTGTAGATATCGTATTTGCAGGCATTGCAAAAGTCCTTGAAACCATTTGGGAAGGGCGGGATAAGCATGGCGGCAGGTAAAGTGATACAAGCTGTTTTGCGGCTGCAAGACAATATGTCCGGCGGTATCCTGAAAGCCGCCCGCAATGCCAAAAAAGCTGGCGCAGATATCAATAATGATATGATGCAGGCAACCCGGCAGGTTGTTGCCTGGAAGAATAAATTTATTGGCGGCATTACAGACGTCACAAAGAAACTGGCAACTGTCAGCGCGGCAACCGCAACCGCCGCAATTGGCGGATTCCTTGCGTTGGATAATCTGACTGAAGAATACCGTGTTTCGCAGGCAAAGCTGAATACTGCATTTCAATCCGTTGGAATGACCACGGATAATGCACGGGTTGCATATCGCGAATTTTACCGGATTTTAGGCGATAATGATACCGCAACCGAAGCCAGCCAATTGCTTGCAAGTCTCACTACTAATGGACGCGATATACTAAAATGGACAAATATCGCGGCTGGTGTTTGTGGTAAATGGGGCGACAGCCTGCCGATTGAAGGGCTGATAGAGGCCTGTAATGAAACTGCCAGAACTGGTGCAATTACCGGCGTGTTAGCAGATGCAATCAACTGGGCGGCAGAGGAAGGAAAAACTTACGGCGTTACACTCAAAGCCAATACGAAGGCAAATGAAGAATGGAACAAAGCGGTAGCAAATGCGACATCCGCAGAAGATTATTTTAACCTTGCCTTACAGAATTGTGCAACACACGAAGAACGCGTCAATTTGATTATGCAGACCTTAACCGGTACATACAGTGATGCAGCCGATGCGTTTTGGGAGAATAACGCGGCAGTTGTTGCTTCACTGTCAAATCAACTGCTATGGTTGGATGCAACTGCAAAGCTTGGCGAAACTTCCAGCCGCGTCAAAAGCTCTTTGCTGCAAATGCTTGGTGCGTCTGAACAGGAAGGTGTGCGTGCCGGTTCGGTTTTTGATTTTCTGCAAACCAAAGCTGATATGCTGGCAAACAAATTAAATGGCTGGATGGATGCTGGCAAAGCGGATGAATTTGCAGCAAAGTTGGATGCCGGTCTTGCAGCCGCACTGGAACGGGCTGGGCAGGCATTTGATTGGTGCAAAGAACACAGCGATGGGTTAAAAAATGCGCTGAAAATCCTTGTTGGTGTTTTTGCAGGCATTAAAACTGCGAATTTTGCAACTGGAATATTGAATACAGGAAAAACCCTTGTAGATTTCGGCAAGACCGTTAGGACTGTAGCAATGACCGCACTGCCCGATATGACAGGCGTGGTGCAAACCGCTATCGGCCCGCTGGATATGAACCGGCACCATACGTTAATTGGCGGCATTAAAACTGCGTTTTCGGGTATCGGTTCATCCGTAAAAACCGGGCTTGCATCGGTTGGCAAGTTTATTGCGGCAAATCCGGTTGTGCTTGTGATTGCGGGGATTGCGGCAGCGTGTGTGCTGCTGTATCGGCACTCGGAGAAATTCCGGAATTTTGTCAACAATCTTGTTTCAAGTATCAAGGCGAAGCTTGCCCCGGCGTTGGAATCTGCAAAAGAATTTTTCGGCAAACTTGCTGAAAAAATGAAAACTGACCTTGTGCCATTTTTGAAAGAAGTCGGCGAAAAGGCGGTTGAACTTGGCGGCAAATTTGTGCAGTTTATCACACCAGTGATTCAAGATGTAATCCAGTGGGTAAAACAGCTTGCGGAATCATTTTCCTATTGGATTCAGCCTGCATTTGCTGCATTTAAGCAAATTGTCGAAACATTGAGCAAGGTGTTCCATACCAGCATTGTGCCTGCATTCGGTGCGGTAAAAGGCGCAATGGGAAATGTAGCAGGCGTATTTGTACAGTACGGCATACCCGCGATAAAGAAGCTTGTGGAAATCGGCGGACAGATTGCTGGGATATTTTTAACCCATGTTGTGCCAGCCCTTGGCACAGCGCTTGGTGCGCTGGTGAAACTTGCCGGATGGGTGATTGAACACGTTGTCCCGGCGGTGGCTGGATTCATTTCCATTGCCGTAACGCTTGCCAGCAAATTTATTGAGCTTGTAAGCCCTGCGGTTAG